CCGCATCCATCTGATCCTGTACGGACTTAAGCTGCGTGAGCTTATCCTTCGTCTCAGAAACTGCCTGTTTTAGGAGCTTCTGCTTCTGTTCCAGAAGTGTGGTGTTCGTAGGATCGAGCTTCAGCAGCTTATTTACATCCTTAAGCTGCGTCTGCGTATTCTTGATCTCTTTATTAACTCCTTGGAGGCTTTTCGAGAGGCCCGTCGTATCGCCATTTAATTCAATTGTTATGCCTTTGACTCTATCGGCCATAAAAGATACCTCCCTTCGTTAAAATCGGTCCATCTGCTCCTGTGTCGCTACTTCCGCGTAGTTATAGTCGTCATTGCTCATTTCTGCATACATGTCATTGACCATACCAATGGTGAGCAGATCAAGCTCCGAAATGGAAAGCCCGATCTGCACGCACCTCAGCAAAAAGAGCGGAGTGGTCATTTGCCGCTCTGTGTTACGATGTTTTTTTTAGATTCGACCTGCTGCTCCACGTTCATGCCCCACAGGGAAATGATCTGTGGCAAAATTTCATAAATTGAGAACGTGTTAAATTCCTCAAGCCACTCTTCCGGTGTCTCCGGTACGTTTTCTGCATCCGCATGTCTGGCCATAAGCCAGGCGATGTTTTCAAAAAGCTCCAGACTGAACGTATCCAGGTTAGAATTGGCCGGATCATTCTCATCGATTCCTTTTTGCAGCTCGTTCAAATCTTTATAGATGTCTCGTCTGAACTTATTTCTGTACAAGCGAGGAATAGCGGCAGAGGCGCGGAAAACCACGTCCCTGCCGTCGATAGTGATTGTTTTTGTCACAGCCATAGTGCTTCCTCCTTATGCGGTCTCCGTTTCACTTGCGGCTTCTTCTACAGCACTGGCGCTCGGCTGATATACAGCCTTGTACCAATCGTTGTAGACGGTTTCGCTGGTATTCGTACCGGTCTTCACCTTTACGAGCCCGCTCGGAAGCGGAGAAACGGTAAGAGAAAGCGTCTCCGTCTGGACCTCAGTAGAGTCTTCCTTCGTGCTTCCGGAAACAGAAGGTCTCGTCGCGCTGCAGTAATACATGCAGTGGCGGATCTTCTTAACGTCGCCGGAAAACTCGAACAAGAGCGCAAAATGCTCCGGTTCCACATCTTTGTTTTCCGCAATGACACCATTGGCGTCTTCGGCTTCCTTCAGGATGTCTGTCAGGAAGCTCTCCGGAATAAGCGCAAGTTCCAGGTCACCGGAATAGCCATTGTTGTTGGATACCATGTAATAAACGGTATCGTCAGCATAAAACGGACTGTTATCTCCCTCTGCATCCAGAGAAAGAGAAACGGCACCCGGCATTGCTACCGGCGATCCGAATGTTACGGTCCCATCCTCGGCCAGAGACGCTAAAGCGTAGTGGCAGTTCTTCAGGCCGAATTTAACCTTATTTTTCTTTGCCATCTTCATATCCTCCTATAATTTGTGTTTGATATAAAACTTCGTACATCTTCTCGGATTCGATCCACACCTCGGATTTCTCCCAGGGTAGCTCGGCTCTTTGCAGTGCTGCTTCTATCTTTGCTTCTGAGGCCGGGTCCTTCTTATCCGTATAAAGCTCCACGTTTAGCTGATCGACCTTTTCATAAACTGTGTCATCAGCAAATACATTGTCGCTTCCCGGAAACAGGAACACAATAAAAGGTGGATCCGGAGACTCACCTTCAGCAAAGTGATCGTAGGCCAAGGGAAGTCCTGGCTCCTCAAGCATCGATATAATTTCCTCGTATTTCACGATCCACCTCCCAGCTTCCGCTCAAGTGTATCCACGAGCTTTTCATTTCCGCGCTGCTCGGCTGCTGCAAGGTGCGGTCTTGCCGCGACCCTTCCTCCACCGCGCTTGGCATGACCATGTTCAAGCAGGTGCGCGATCTGATAACGGTTCCTGGAGTGGATAACAAGATCGATGCTCTCCGCGTCCTCATGAACGTTTTTTACAGACCAGCTCTTGGCATACTTTCCAGTGGCCACCGGCGCAGTGCTTTGGATATCCTTCCGGACAGACTTGGCCGTATCCTTTACGGCTTCCTTCAAATCATCTGCAGCAACATCAGCGTATTTATTCAGTTCATCCATAATGGCGTCCGCCATGTCATCAATTGAAACAGTCCTACTCATGACGTTCCTTTCTCCAGGCTACAGTTAAATTTCAGACTGTTATGCCTGTATCCCATCGGATTTATATAGCTGATGTTATAAATCTTGCCCTCGCAGATAATCCGGTACTTGGTAGACTCGACCACGGAAAGCTCTGTGCACCATCTGGTTGTAAAATCCATCGACTCCTCTGGATTTATCACAACACCGGTGCTTTCTGTTCCGGAGCCCGTACCTACTGTTGCCCAGCAGGTAAAGTAATCGCTCCAGCCAGTTTTATGGTTTCCGTACTTATCAACCGTGACCGTATTCTTTTGGAAGGTGATCCTCTCATGCATTGCGCCAATATCCATCAGAATTCCTCCTTCCGAGTCCCAAATAGCAGATCACGGAGCGTCAGATTCAGTGCATGATGATCTGCCTCCTCCCGGTGCTCAAAAAGATATCCAACTGTGTAAAGGACGGCCGTTCGCATGCGGATCAGAATTTTTTCTTCCATCGTCTGCCATTCATCATCGGAAAAACGGGTCATATCCTGGACCCGTGCCTCCGCCGATTCTATGAGGCTGGTGATTAGCTCGTCTTCATCACTGGTGTCCACCCGGAGGTAGGCTTTTGCTTCTTCAAGTGTGATGTGCATGTCTGCCTCCTTCAAAATGAAGCCGCCCGCAGATGATTACCCACGGACGGCCGTTTTACTGTGCTTAGGCAGTAGTAGTGCTGCTGCCCTTCACGTTAAGACCTCTCACAGCCTCAGGAATGATGAGCTTGCCGTCCACACGCTCGGAAGCGAGGAAGCCGATCTGGCCGTTTGCAGCATAGAGCTCATTCAGGCGTTTGAAGCTGCGGCCCTGGCGATCAGCAATCCAGTAAGAAGAGAAATCTCCGAACAGGATCGCAGTATTGCCGGCAGCAAGCTCCGGTGCATAGATGCTGGTCTTATAAGGACGGTTGAGAATCGTATCCGGCTGACCCGCTACGACAGAAGGCTGCCAGATATAATTTCCATTGCCATCCTTGATCTTACGAAGGGCCTTGATCGTAGTATCATTGAGAATCCAGATGGCCTTGTTTCTGTAAACAGAACGCAGGCTGTGGAAAAGATCCATGATATCGTCAAAGCTGATCTTGGACGCATCGTTGATCGTGGTCAAGGCATCTGCAGTTGCAGAGACCTTAGTAAAGACGCCTTCCGGCTTTTTGTTACCGTCACCGGTGAGGAATGCTTCCTCCTCGGCCGCGCCGATCCTACGCGCAAATTCCTGAGCGATGTAGTTCTCCAGATCAAAGACAGAGTCATTCATCAGCTCCTCAGATACGCGGATGGCTGTTCCAAGTTTATAAGCCGAGAGGCTTACCTGGCCAAAGGTATCGTCAGATTCAGGATAGAGACCGTTCTCATCCATCCAAGCTGCAGAGCCGTGGGTGGCCACAACCGGAATGGTGTGCGTGCCACTCTGGGTCTGGATGACCGTAGCGATGCTGCGGAAAAAGTTCTCTTCCTGAAGTACATCCAGAAGCTTTCTCTCGTATTCATCCGGCACGAGATAGCCACCATTGGCGTCCGTACCAATCTCCAGGAGATTCTGCACGTCGTACCAGTTGCGCTTACGGATGTTATTCCAGAAAGCGGTTTTGTAAGCCTTGGAGCCAGTGCCGGTCTTATCCTCGGCCTCCTGAACCATACCAGGTTTTCCGGTGATGGGCTGGGAAGTAGGCATGTCCATCATCTTGTCGATCTCTTCCTGTCTCTGCAGGCGCTCGATGTCCTTCGTGAGGTCGGTGACTTCCTTCTCCATCTTCTCATAGGTTGCTGCGTCTTCAGCGGAGACATCTCCGCCATCGGTAGAATGAGTGTCCAAGAACTGCTTAGCTGCGTCCCAGGCCTTAGCTCTCTTCTCCATCAAATTCATAATCTTGCTCATGGTTTTATCCTCCTTAATGTGCGAGAAGCGACAACCGCTTCTCTAAAATTGATTTGTCTACTGTGTCCTTATGTGCTACCGGCTGCTTCTTTGGAATCAGTCGGGAAAGCAGGGAATCAGTTACGGCCTTCCTGGAGAAAAGCATCTCCACAGCCTTGTCGTCTTCCGGCTCAGGCTCCTCGCCGTCACGGAATAAAATCTCGTCTGCGAAGCCAAGCTTCACAGCCTCTTTTGCATTCATCCAGGTCTCACCGTCCATGAGCTGCGAAATCTTATGGCGAGACAGGCCCGTTTTAATCTCGTAAGCATTCATGATCGATTCTTTGACCTCAGATAACATGTTGATGGCCTTCTGCATTTCTTCCGTATCGCCGATTGCGATCGTTGCCGGATTATGGACCATAATCATGGCAAGGGGAGAAACACACACCTTGGTACCCGCCATTGCAACAACAGATGCGGCCGATGCAGCCAGGGCATCGATCTTCACCATCACGTCATGCGGATAATCCATTAACATGTTGTAAATCTGCGCTGCGGCAAAAACATCTCCTCCAGGAGAATTGATCCAAACTGTGATGGGACCGTCGCCGGCCGTAAGCTCATCCTTGAATGTCTTAGGCGTTACTTCGTCACCCCACCAGGTTTCATCTGAAATTTCCCCGTCGAGGAATAATGTACGATCGCTGCCGAACGCATCCTGATCCTCGTTTCTGATCCAGTGCCAGAACTTTCTCTTCATAATGACCTCCTCTTTTTGTCATCCCGTTTCTCGGATTGCTCCGGTTCCGGTTGTTTTTGTTCTTCTTCTTTTTCAACGCTATCCTCCTTCTTGTAAGCAGCGCCGGCATCAGCCAGGCGGACCACGTTCCCGTTCAGGACATGAATAAAACCGCCTTCATCTTCAGAAAGCAGATCCAAATCCTCAAGGGCCCTTACGTCGTTTATTGAATAAATACCGTTTTGAATTCCGGTACTGTATCCGGTCATCCTGCTCTGGTAATCACCGCGAAGCAGTGCATTGGCATTGAATTTAAAGAAGTATTCTTCCTTCTCGTCCTCTGTAAGAAGGCAGCGCTGCAAGGACTGTTCCCAGCGAAGCATCCAGGGCCGAAGCGAATAAATCACAAAGTTCAGACTCTGCTGTTCGATGTTGGAAAATGTCGCATGCTCCAAATCGGCTACCATATGCGGAGGCACATTGAAAATCCTGCAAATCTCATCGACCTGGAACTTCCTGGTCTCCAAGAACTGCGCCTGCTCAGGGCTAATGCTGATCGGGCTATATGTCATGCCTTCTTCGAGGATGGCCACCTTGCCAGAATTGCTGCTGCCTCCGAAGCCGCTATTCCAGGACTGGCGGATTTTCTCCGGATCCTTTACCGTGCCCGGCATCGTAAGAATGCCGGATGGATTTGCACCATTCTTAAAGAACGTCGCTCCATACTCCTCGGTAGCGATTGCCGCACCGATTGCATTCTTTGCCATCGCGATAGGTGAATAACCCAGGATACCGTCGTAACCAAGACCTGGTATATGCAGCACGTCATGCTTGGAAAGCCGAACTAAAGCTCCCGGCATTGTATGCGCATCGTCCTGTGATGTTTGATATTCGTAATACAGCTCGCCGCTTTCATCGCGGTCGATCTTCATACGATTCGGCATCAATGGATACAGGCCCACGATTTCACGCTTACCATTTCTGACGATTTGCGCGTAGGCATTTCCCCATAAGAGTAGATGCGTCATGAGCGTCTCCCTAAAAGAAAAGCTCGTCATCTCCGGATTCGGCTCTCGATATAAGAGCTTGTACAGTGGATGATCCAAGGCTTTCTCTTTGCTGCCTTCACCAGTCTCCCGGTACATCTGCAGCGGCAGCCCTGCCAGCGATTCACTTAAAACGCGGACGCAGGCATATACGGCCGAAAGTCTCATGGAAGACTGTTCGTCTACCGTCTTTCCTGAAGTTGTGCCTCCAAAGAAAAACCGCCAGCGGCTGCCAGCGGTACTATCTGTAGGCTTGTCTCTTGACTTAAAAAGTCCTGAAAATATGCTCATT